GTGTAGTATATATACATATTTGTATCTTCATCATACTCTAAATAAGGAGGCAATAACCCATTATCTATTTGTATCGAATTGTTATTTTCCGCATAAAAGTCATAAAGTTGTCTTTTCAACGCCTTAAATTCATCATCTGTAATTTCAGTCATATAATAATTTAATATTTTATTTACAAACGTAAAATTAAAAATTACACAGTTTTACTATAAAATCTAATTTTAAGGTTTAACTATTTTCATTAATATTTTTATATATGTAAAAAGCACGTTTATCTTCTATTTCATTTAAATTTTTAGCATAAAATTGTCTCCTCAAATAATCATCGTCTACTGGCTCTTGGTTAACATCATTTGATACATAATTACATTGGCCTCTTTTACGTTGTTCTAAATATTCTGGCATTGTTTTGGCAGCATAATGATTAAGTTGTATAAAATTATCTTTTTCAAAACCATAATTACGGGCGGGGGTAGTAATAATTTTTCCATTTGTATCTCTAACATAAAAACCTTTTTTTGGGATAATGTTATGTGCGCATATAAACCATTCAAATTTATTTATTTCAAAAATAACTTTAAAAAATTCCATGTAGTTTTTTTGACGCATTGTAAATCGTTCAGTTAAAGGTTTTTCTTGGTAAATCACATTATTTGATGAACCAAAATATCTCCATTGCATTGTTATTCCAGCGCAATCATCTTTTATAAAATCTTTTATAAAATCTTTTATTGTTTTATGTTTTTTAAGTAAAATAAATTCATCAATATCAATATGTGTTGCGTGCGTAAACCCATCATTAAACATATATTTTGCTTTAAAGTCTTCCATTATTGTTGGCTGAATTGCTTTCTCATAGTTATTACCCGGATAATGAATAACTTTTACATTGTTTAAATAGTTAACTAATATTTTTTCATATGTAGGCACATCTTCGTTATCATATATATATATATAATCAAACCCAATTCCTAAATGATATTTTACAAATTCTTCAATATATTTTTCTTCTTTTTTTGCTAAACAAAAAATACACACACGAAGATTGTCGGCAGACATATAATATTATAATATTATAATATTTTATTTGAATTTAAAGCACCAAATGAAGTGTAGATTCCTTTTGAATGTTATAATCACTAATTGAGCGTCCATCTTCTAGCTGTTTGCCAGCGAAAATGAGACGTTGTTGATCCGGAGGGATTCCCTCCTTGTCGCGGATTTTCTCCTTAACATTCTCAATAGAGTCGGTTGTCTCTACTTCGAGAGATATCGTTTTGCCAGTAAGAGTCTTTACAAAAATCTGCATTATATAATATAAATATAATATTTTTTTAAATTATTTTAAATATATTATTATTTTTAACTATATAATAATATATTTTCACATTTTGAATGTCTTTTAGAGAACGTTTACTTTGCTAAAGGAATTTGGTGTTGCTTGCTAATAAGGCTTTACAATAAATCTGTGTAAATCACCGTTTAAATTTGTCACACCACAATAGTATTTATCTGAAGTTAAATTTTTATATTCACCGGTTGCAGCAAGTATTGTTCCATACATGGTATCGCCTAACTTCAAACTACCACAGTAAGTAGTTAAAATGTATTTAATAGTATATTTTGGAGTCCATATAGTACCTGTTACATATTTTAGGTTCGCACTAAGATTATTATGAACCGTAGTTTCCCAATATCCAATTGGTATATTTTTTTCTACATCAAATCTATTAGCATATGCTATTCCGGTTCTAGCAAACATACTTTGAGATTGGGTTTCATTGATGGCCATTTGGTTTATATCACTTATTTTATAAAATAATGTTAACACAGATGCCTTCCCTTTCTTTATATTTTTTGGGATTTGGACGATATTTTTGTTAAACGCATGTTCTAACATATATATATATATGTATATAATATATATATTTTACAAATAAAATAATTATCCTAAATATATTGAGAAAATAATATAAACAACACAACGCATCCAATATATATGTTAGTTAAAATAGATGCGCGAGAACAAGAGCTGATAAATAAATGTAATGATGTAATCCAAACTATACATAAATTTAAAGGTATTCAAATTGAGACAGCATCGCTACCCATCGGCGACATTATTGTTAGTTATAACGGTATAGACCGCGTCATAATTGAACGCAAAACATTGGCTGATTTGGCCGCCAGTATTAAAGATGGACGCTACGTAGAACAATCTTATCGCTTAAACGGACTCCAACACCCAAATCATAACATCGTTTATTTAATTGAAGGTGATATAGATAAACCACGATTTATGTCTTTTAAAGATCGGCTAGACAAGCAAGCCATTTATTCGGCAATGTTTTCCATATTCTATTTCAAAGGCTTTTCTTTAATGCGAACTAACAGCGTCGAAGAAACCGCAATTGTTATTTGTAATATGGCATATAAATTGGCAGAGGGCCTTAACGGTGGTAAAGTCGGATATTATTCTGAAAAACAAGGACCCACAATAACAAGCGACACAAACGAAGCCAATACGACTGAAACAGTGAATAAAACAGAAGAAAAGAATTATTGCTCGGTAATAAAACGTGTCAAAAAGGACAATATTACGGCTAATAATATAGGCGAAATAATGCTATGTCAGATACCCGGTGTTAGTCCCGCTTCCGCACTAACAATCATGTCTAAATACAATACGCTGCCAAATTTAATAAAGGCGATACAAGACGACGATAAATGCTTGAATAATTTGAGCAATGTAGATACAAATGGGAAAAGTCGCAAAATAAATAAAACGACTATAGCAAAAATTATTGAATTTTTACGCACATAAAACATTTATTTTATTGTTATAACCGTTTTTTGTTATAGTCTCTTCAATGCGCTTTATGTAATGAGCCTTTCCCCAATCATAAAGTTGCTTGTGATATTTCACTAACGATGAAGATGAACAAAGAGGATACAAATATTTCATTATTATAGCCGCCTCTACCTTTATTAGCGAAAAAGAGTACGTGTTTATTTTATAATATTCTTCATTTGTTACTTGTTTGTATTGGACCATTATTAATTCGTGATTTATTTCGGCCTTGTATTCTAATATTTTATTGACTATTTCTATCGGCAATTGTGTTGACATTATTATAAAGTTATACTTAAATATTTAATATCATTTAAATAAAAATAAAACAAATAAAATAAAATAAAATTGAAAACTTTTATATATCTGACAAAATAGTAGATATATAAACAATGAGCGAAGAACAATCCAAATATATTTCCGACGATAAAAGATACGGTGGCAAATTATTGTCGCCAACTGAAGCTAAACAGCGAATCACCGATTTATTAAACGACACCCAATGGTTCAATTGGTCCAACGATATTGATGACATTGAAAAAGCGAGAGAATGCCATAGAACCATCGTCCGACTTGAAACCGCTATTGCGATACCTTGCGCCGAATATGTAAAAACTTATGAAACCAAATGTATCCGAGACGTCGGCTTATCTTATACTAACGATATGCTAACACCCGCGGAGGCATTGAAACGCATTGAAGACATGGAGCACCATATTCAGTTTATGAGGTGGGGTCCGTGGCGACCCGACTCCAGCGATTGGGCGATTATGGACCTCTATGAGCGGCAAATAGAAAGATTAAAAAAGGACTTAAAGAGCCACCGAGAGCTGCCGACGAAGATGGAAACCGTAGAATGCGAATTTGACTTGGTTACCACTCTAGTCAATGACGGCATCCAAGGCACATTTGTGCTTAAACCAAAAAAATGATAAAAATTGTAAAAGTTTGTAAATATTTTTGTATTTTATTTTTTGTAAATAATTAAGTTTTTAAATTCATTTTTTAATGAATATAATATATATATGAGTGATTTTTTAAAAATAATTGGCATAGTAGTTGTAGCGTTAATTATTATAAAAATAGCGCTAAATATGTTACGTTATCAGACATCTATGATAGAAGGACTAACAAATTCGGATAGCTCGGCAACCTCCGGGGAGGGAGCCACGTCGGCGTCATACGCGGCGGCAATTAAGGCGCAAATGGTGAAACTACAAGACGAATTGTTAGTTTCCAAGTATCGTAAGGACTATGAGACCGCTATTATTAATTTAGACGATTATATGGGCTATTTAATGATAAAACAGTGTCTCAATTTGAATCCCAATAATGATATTAAAATGAATATTGAGGCAATTAATACCTTGAATAGCTTGAAAGCGGGTAAAGAATCGTTGAACGCAACGATGACATTTTTGGATAAACAATAAATAATTTTCAAATATAATTTATTGTTTATTTAGTGATTTCTTTTACTTTTGTTTTTCCTCTTCCTCTACGTTTTCGCGATCTCTGTGTTTTGAGTTTTCTTTTGTGATTTGTGTATTTTTTACGCCAAACTCGCTTGTATTTTTTTGTAAAGTTGTAGAGCGGTCTGCCGCCGCCTTTGCCTTTGCCTTTGCCGCTCGCTTTACCGCTATTTAATTTTTTAAGCTTATCTGTTTCTTTTTTAACCTCTGCTGCTTCTTTTATTAACTCTTGTATGCTTCCGTTATCAATTAGTAATTTATATAATACATTTACAACATTGGCAATACTTTGTTTTATTTCTAATAATAAAGTAGTTTCACGCCCGCCAAGTATTATTGCATAATACTCCATTATTTGATTTGATTCATTTAAAAAATGGTCTATAAAAGGCTTGATGGTATCTGTAATAACTGATGCTGATGCTGTCCCCGATACATTTACACTTGTAAACGATTTACTTAAATCGTCAATTATTACTTTAAAGTCTACTCTAGCAATAAACGCATCCACATTTTCGTCTGTCACTGATTCTAATTCATATTCTTTACTTATGAATTCTCTTACAATACCGTATATAGTATTATTATTAAAATTTGCTAATTGCTTAAACTCATCATGTAATTTTTGCCATTCTTCTAAATTATTATTCATTAAAACTGGTAAAATTGAGTTGTTTGAGTCTGCCGAAGCTATATCTGAGGTTTGATTAAAATAATATTTTAAATAACCAATTATTATTTGTACGGTAGCAGCCGTATATGAGTAAGAGGATTGAGCTAGCAACAAACTAATTTGCGGTACAATAGTTTTATAAAGTTGCGTTTCACTGTCCTCATCTGTATTCCCCGAATTAATTTTACATAATTCTACTCCCAAAGAATATAATGGGACTTGTTTACTGGACCGAATCACTTTATTGAATACATTTTTTATTACATTTGCGGCATCTGCCTCTGTTACCGCAGTCTGGATAATTATTGTTAATGGAATTTTACTCGCGGTTATGCCGTGTGTGCTCAAATCAACGCCTATTGCTACATTTAGAGCGGTGTTGTAAGATATAGGAACACGACCGTTGCCGCTTATTTCAGAAAAATATATGGCCTTGTTTTCTCTTTCAAGGAATGGCAACGCTTTAGAGGTTCCGTTCATAAAAGTCCCGCGTTCCAACAATACCATTTCGTTTTTCTCACCTCCAATATTCATAATTTGGATAGCTGACATTCTATTTTTAGCTAACTTTTCTCGTATTTGCAACTCAAACGAGTCGTAGTTTTGTTCACACATTAAATCATAAATTATTTTTATTTTTGATCCGTCTTTAATTATTCCAGTAAATAAATTATTTAGTATTAGTCGCTCGGAGGCTGCGTTTGTTTTCGTTGTTTTTCTGCCACTATTTGTTGCTTCATCTGGTTGACCCTTTTTCTTCAATTCAAAATCTACTTTCATTTTTAAAGATTCATCTTCCAGTATATAATTGCAAAGACCATCTATATTGTCTTGTGTAATTGAAGGCATTATTTTAGTTTCAATATCTGGATCAAATACGGTACCTTGAAATTTAAAATAGTTTATTATTTTTTTGAGAATATATAAAGAGATAAACATATTTCGTAGTGGCGGCATTTCTCCATAATCGTGTGCTCGCATATCGGCAATATTTTCAGTAATTATATTAGGTTCAAGTTTACCTATACTAATTTTATAATTTAAAAATAACCGCGATATAACCTCGTATTTACTTTTCAAGATAGTGAAATTCGACGAAGTCGCTGTCCCAGAAAATGTCATAAAAAATGTAGTTAATAATTCGGGATGCGATAGAAAACTTGAATCTTTTAAATTACTTTTTACCGTTGTGTTAATTTTACCTTCTTTTAAAGCATCATAAACAGTAATAGGGTTCCCATTCGTATCTATTACTACTTCTTTCATTGTTTTAATAAATTCGTTGCTTATATCTTCTAGTTTTGATTCTTGTGGTACAATTTCTTCCGTTGATTGTAATAGAGGGCCACTATCAGCTGCTGCTGCTGGCAGTTTTAATGTTAAATCTATATCACTATACAATTGCCCTGGCTCCCTTATTTTAATATTTACTATTTTTTCAATTGCATCATTTGGGATACCATATTTATCTGCTATGTAGTGTATTAGATGTGTTTTTTTGCTTGCTTGTTCTTCCGGTGGTGATAACATATCTTCCTCAATATTAGATATTTCATCATCATATTCTTTTCTAATAAGTATGAAATCAAATATAGCATTATCATCAAAAATAAAATTAATATCACCAACCCCCTTATAATTCACAACACCCATAGCCGGACAGTCCTCAATACAAGCAATTGCCGCAAAATCATACGACACGTAGGTTAAAAAATTACCCCAATATGGTGCAAGATGGGCTAATGCGACCGCTTGAGTGGTGTCTAGTGATGACTTTGTTAGTGCTATTTGTAATATTAGTTTATAACTAGCGGTGCAATATTCTTTAAACACAATATTAGCTGCTAGAATTGATTCTGCCAATTTCTTTAAATTAAAAATACTCCCTACGACTTCATCAAGCAAAGTTACACAAGCAACTGATGATAAATTGCCTCTGTTTTTATTATCAGGACCAAATGCGTTATTATACAAAGCGTCAAATTTTTTAGCAAATATAGTCAACTTGTCTTTGGGGTTTAACGCAAGAGAAATATCCTTACATATAACTCCACAAACTAGTGTCGTCAATTCTACTAACTTAGATATTGACAAATCGCCCAAAATACCAAATATATCAATTTTCTCTCTCCAATTGTACAAAAGGCTATTTTTTTTTAAAACAGCTTTTAACGTTACGTTATCTATTATAAATTCCGTAAAACAAGTGGATGGGTCTAATACTATAGGAGGGTTTAAAGACGCAACATCTGCTTTTGTACTAGCTACACCTTTGGTATCCGATAATTTTAATTTAGATGCGCTTAGTGGTTCGGTGGCAGCTAAAGGGTCTGCGAGTTCGGTGGCAAAAATCGCTTTCTGTGCATTTTTTTTTGCGTTCTTAACCTCTAAAATATATTTCTTATCAACGATATTAAATTTATTTTGTATATCATTAATTGTATCGGTATAATTATCAATAATAAACCTTGCGCCCAGATCAAATGTTACAAGCTTGGATTGATCCGTCTTGAATGAGCTCAATGAATAGGCGGTTACAATATCAGATTGATCAATTGATGGAGATTCGACAATTGACGGGGGGGGACTGGCACCATTATTTCTTTTTAATTCTTCAATTTGTCTCTCTAATTGTATTATTTTCTCATCATAATCATCAAACGTGCTCTCGATCTCTTTATATATATTTTGTAAAACCGAAGATTCTTCAAGTTTGGTAGGATTCGAGGGAGGTAAATCTTCTTTTCCTAACAAATAGTTGTGAATATCAATTAGTTGTTGTCGCAATGCTTTACCTTCTTTATCCCATGCATCATTTGCCTCTTTAATTCGTGCGTCATAGTCCTCTTTGGCTTTATTCAATTGTAGTGTTAATTGGTTGTTTTCAGCAATTAAATTCTGCTTTTTGGTTTCACATTCTTGCATTTGTTGTTGAGTTAGGGCAAGTTGGACTTTTAAAGTTTCAATCTCTTTATTTTTATTCTCAATTAAGTCTTTGCTTACGTCCAGATGACGATTACACGTGCCCAGTTCAGCATTACATTGTTTCAGTTTCTCATCACAATCATCCAATTTTGTTTTTAACTTAACAATATCGGTTTCTAATTTATGAATACGATCCTCAATAAGAGCTAGGCCGGCCGCGGCGTTACCAATATTAATTCTTTCCAAATTTCCCGACATTTGTCGTATTTTATCAATAATATTTTGATTAATTGATTCCATTTCTGCGATTGTTGTCGCTCGGTGTGCTGCTAACTCGCCATAAACCATTAATTCTTTGCGTTGTCTTTCAATTGTGTTTTCTAAAGTTTCTACTGTGTCTTCTAAAGTTTCTGCTTTGTGTATTATCTTTTTTTCCAATTTTATTAATCTGCCTAATTCTGCGTTTTGTTCATTACACCGCTGTGTCATACGACGGAATCTGTCAACAGCTTTACTGGTTCTGTTTGTTTGTTTAATTAATTGTTCTCGTAATTCATTCGCGGAACCTTGAAGTTCTTGGTTTTGGTCTTTTAGCGTCTGTAATTGGATATTAAATTCTTCAGATGTGATGACGTTTGTTTCTTGTTTTTCTTTTAGTGTTTCAGCAGCGATTTGTAAACTGGCTGCACGTGTGTTTAAATTATCTATATTACTAGCTATTATAGGATCCATCATATTTGTTTCGTTTGTTTGCTTAATTTGTCTGCCTAAATCCGCAACTGTATCTTGCAATCCTTCAATCAATCCTTCAATTTCATCATGAGTGCGTTTTCTTGCTTCAGATTGTGGTATAGCTGCCGCAGCAGTTGTAGCAAATTGTGACATAGCTGCCGCGGGAGTTGTATCAGATTGTGTCGACATGTCAAAAAATAGAGGTTTTAACTGTGTTTTTTCGTAAGGCGGTCCACTTAAACTCATTGTAGTATTAGTAAAAAATATGCTCATAAAGTTGTTATCACTATTTAAATTATCAAACAAAACTTTTACAGCAGTAGCATCATTTTTTAAACTATTTTGATCTAACAAATTAGTATATTGAGATACCAATTTTTTATAGGTAACAACTGCAAGAACATCTGTCTTTAATTCATCATTTGAACGTTGTGTTAAAAAATCTATTATAATATTTGACGATCTAACTAGTGACTGATATAATTGACGGTTATGATCAACACTACTATTTATAGAATCAAATAAAGATCTATATTGATTAATGTATTGTTCTGCCATATATAATAATCCCACAAAAAAATAGTCTATGGAACATATATATTCACATTATTGTCATTATAGTAGCCATTATCCACTAAAGCTTGGGTATATTCTGTTCCGCCCCAATTGGGGTCCATCGGGTTGTCGCTATAAAGCAAATTATAATTTGAATTTTTGATTTGGTCAATTGGCGGGGTTAAAGACCCTACATAATATGATGATTGGTTAAATGAAGGGTAGCCGTTTTGGTTATAAGGCGCGTTATCTGCTTGTTGAAATTTTAAAGGTAGTGGAACAGTTGTAGTCGGTGGCAAGCCGCCCTCCGGTTCTGTTACACTGGGGCGAACTTTGTATACACGGTCACCTTGTGCGTTGTAAGTGTTTTGTACGTAAAGAACCGGGCAACGAATTCCGGCACTGCGCTGCCATTCTAAAAACTCGTTATATTCCTCTAAATTGTTAAATGCTATAGGATTGACCCCGGGAACTTGAACTAGATTAGAATTATACAAATAATATTTAGCGCCTTTTTGAATAAGTAAATTTGGGCATCGCAGTTCTCCATCAGCGGTTGTTAGTCCTTCTATCATTTTAGGATTGCTGCCATTGCCATATCTTGTGTAAAATATACCGCCTAATATTATTATAAGAATGGCAAATATTAAAATAGCATTTTCTGATTTCATATATTATATACTTTTAAAAAAAAGTATTATTTTTTAAAAAGTTTTTTTAAAAGTATATAATATGCATGTCTATCATATCCGAACAAAAAATGATATAAGTAAAATAGAAAAAATAAATAAACATATGGAAAATGGTAATCACGTATTTGTGTTAGTATATATGGAAGGGTGTAGTCCGTGTAATGCGACCCGACCCGCTTGGAATAAATTGGAAAGCGCGTTAAAATCTCAATATGCGAACAACAATAATTTAGTTGTGGTAGATATTAATAAAGATTTTGTTTCCAATTTAAAGCATATTGGTCAAATAGACGGGTTTCCAACTATGAAGCATATTAGCGATCACGGTAAGAAAGTAACATCTTTTGAAAATAGTCCCATAAAAAAAAAGGACCGCAGTACCGACTCATTTATTCACTGGATTGAAACAATGATGAATGTTAATGTATCCACTACACCTACTAGCACCCCGCAAGACGTATATGATCGCATTTCTAATGGCAATCCCAAAAAAATGAATAAACACAATAAAACGAATAAAGCAAATAAAGCAAATAATATGAAAGGTGGTAAATGGAGCCAAAAATACAAGAAAAGCATTAACTGTAGGAGACCACGTGGCTTTTCTCAACGGCAACATTGCAAATATGGGCGAAAATAACTTAACAAGTAAAATTGTCTTTAGAGTATCCAATGACAGCGCAAGCGATTCGTTTGCCGGCGTGACCCGTGGTTAAGCTATCTGAAAACCCGCCTTGTCCGCAGTCATCGGGGTCCTCGTGAATAATAAGTCCACGCCCAATAATATTCGCCTTCGTGCCGCGCAATTTAATACAATCGTCGTAAAAGCTGTATTTGGCGTCGCCCTTGCTGTTCGTTTTAAGATTACCCAAATCGCCGACGTGTCGCTCTTTCATTCCCGGGCAGCCGTGTGTGCGCCCATACGGATTAAAATGTGCGCACATACTCGTACATTTATCGCTTAAATCGCCGGCCTCATGAACGTGAAATCCGTGCAATGAGTTTGGTGCTAGACCCGTAATACTAACATCAATTAGAATTTTACCATTGTTAGTCTCAACAAATTTAACAGTGCCGCGTACTTTGTCTCCTAAAAACACCGCAATAGCGGATATAGATTTGTTAGTAGTCATATAAACTGACTAATAAATAAATTATTATAAATAAATGTAAATATTTATTTTATTAATATATTACATATATGTTAATGAACAATTACATGAATTCCTTACATCTAGCTCCGATGATTCAATTGCTAGCTATTTTATATTTAACTTATTTAGTTGTTTTCAAAAAATACAAGGGTTTAGGCGTATTTTTTATAATTTTTGGAATTTCTGCGTTGGTGGCTAGAGATAGTTATAACATGAATGAAAAGAAACGCCTAAAAAGTTATCAAATGATGTGGTATAATTTTGGAGTAATAACTATTATTTTGTGTGCCATTGGATTAATATTTTCTTGGATGTAAAAAATTGAAATATTGTTGTATACTAACAAAACAGTAGTATAATAACACTAAACAATCATGGAATTCATTAACCAAGAAGAACAAGCGCAAGAACAAGTTGTCGTGGCATCCGAACCACCAACATTAACACCCGCACTTATCCCCCTTAGCGAAATAAATAATAGATTATATAGAGGCCCTCTCCCCGAGAGCAATAAAGTATTTGATGGCTTGTATGCCGGCGCATTTCCGGGCGAATTTGATACACCAAGCTTACATATCAATTTAATTGCTTGTTTAAATGCGGGGATAACTGAATTTGTCTGCTTACAGAGTGAGTATAAGGGAGAAACCAATCCCGCCAAATGGCACGTTAAAAATCTTAGGCCATATCACTTGGACTTACAGCAAATCCTTGATAATCGTGAGAATCATCCTACATTGATACAGACAGTTCCATCCAAAATACAATTCAAACACTTTCCTATTGCCGACCTCAAAACTATTTCAGATACCGAAACGCTCCAAATTGCGAAAGAGGTCTCAAACGATTTGGACGGCGGTAAAATCATATATCTTCACTGCTGGGGAGGACATGGACGCACCGGCGTTATAGTATGTCTTGTATTACATATAAAATTCAAATTGACAGCCGATGAGGCATTAGAACGCTGCCAAACATGTCATGATAAAAGAGATTGGCCATGTTATACCCCTTCGCCGCAGACTCCCGAGCAAAGAGACCAAGTGCGGCGCATAATCGGCGGACTTCTAGACGGCAGTATCGTGCTTTAAGCTGTTTTTCGGAAATATATATCGCGTAATTTGACCCCCTTTCTTTAAGTTGTTTTGTAAATAATATAATTATAGCCGCCGGCCTTTTTTTCTTTAAGTTGTTTTCGTAAATATATTTTCAAACCAACTAAAAAATTGAATTAGATATAGCGAAATATTAAACAGTATATTAACATAACCATGGAACATACTTTCAAATTAGTAGTTTTCAACGCATATACCCCTAGCACCGATAATGATGCGGACGGTGATCATAAAAATACCGAACAATTCTATATTCAAATGTTTGGTATTAACGAATTGGGCGAAACGGCGTCTATTATTGTGGAAGAGTATAAACCATTCTTTTACTTAAAGGTAGGTCGCAATTGGGGTCAAACCAAGAAAACCGCATTTTACAATCACATTAAAAGCAAGGTAGGTAAGTATCACGAAAGTGGAATTATTAGCTGTAAACTGATTGAGAAGAAGAAGTTGTACGGGTTTGATGCGGGAGCATTACATCGCTTTATTGAGGTCAAGTTTGAAAATATGACGGTGTTTAACCGCGTTAAAAATTTGTGGTATGAAGATTGCGTTGACGAGGAAGGGGCAAAGACGCGCAGATTGAAGTCAAATGGCTACGTATTTGAAGGCATACCGATTGAACTTTATGAGGCCAATATCCCCGCACTTTTGCGTTTGTTTCACATTCGCGAAATCAGTCCCTCCGGTTGGATTGCGTTACCCTTTAAAAAAACATCGCGCATTACGGGATCAGATAAGACGTCATCGTGTACTTATGAATTTGTAATTAGCTATAAAAATATAATCCCACTCAACCAAAAAGAAGACCGTGTTCCCTATAAAATTATGAGTTTTGATATAGAGGCTTCTAGTAGCCACGGAGACTTCCCCGTGCCAGTTAAATCCTATAAAAAGTTAGCTACCAATATTGCCGATCATTTTAGCTGTTTGACTGACTTGAATACTGCCAAATGCGATACTGATTTAAGACGCATTTTGAAAGCGGCGTTCGGATTTACTCAAATGGACGGTATTGATTTAGTATATCCTAAAACACCAATTGAAACCGAAGAAGAACTTGCTAGTCGTATAGATTCATGGATATCTGCTAGAATCATCAACAATTCGCAACAAGACAACGAGGCGCATTTAATTGAAGCATTATTTGAAGAATCTAATAAGAAAACAATCAATTTTACAAATTCAAATAATGACAATTCAGATGGCGAGGGCGAAGACAATGGCGACTCAGACGAAGATGACGGCGATAAATGTCAAGAATTTGTAGAGCCAAAATACTACAAAATTCAGTCGGGGTTTAATACTAACACGGCGACTATTGGAAAAAAACAAAATATTGTTGACGTATTATGTGATAAAAAATGTAGCCGTGATGGCAAAATTATGGAGCTGATTCAATCGCTTAAGTGTCATTTTCCCGCTCTAGAGGGGGACAAAGTGACCTTTATAGGGTCAACGTTTTTCAGATACGGCGAAACTGAACCCTATTTAAACCATTGTATTGCGCTCAATTCTTGCGATTCACTACACAATAGCGTAGCCAATTCACAAATTGATTCGTACGGCACCGAAGAAGAAGTGCTTCTTGCTTGGACCAAATTAGTTCAACAAGAAGACCCCGATATCGTAATTGGCTACAATATATTTAGTTTTGATTACGAGTTTATGTTCAGACGCTCTCAAGAATTAAAATGCGTAGAAGAGTTTTTAAAACTGTCGCGCAATCGCGGTGAAATCTGTAAATCAACTGATTATAAAAATGCGCACAAAATTGACATTGAACGCAGTTCAACCGTTTTAGCATCCGGTAACTATGAGCTCGCCATCATTCCCATGAACGGGCGTCTTCAAGTAGATATGTTGAATTGGTTTCGCCGCAGTGAAAACTTGACATCTTACAAATTAGATTACGTTGCCGGACATTTTATCGGCGACGATGTGAAAAACATTGAGCATCTATTGGATTCCAATAATAATGAAATTAGTCGCATTTATACTAACAATATGGTAGGACTACAAAAAGACAGTTTTATCCATTTTGAAGAGTTTAATCACAGCGTTGATTATTATAAAGACGGCGAAAAATTTAATGTTATTAATATGAACAAGAATAGAGACGGGAGTGGTGGTGGTGGATGGTTTGAGGTCAATGGTCACCAATCTCCTACGGGTAAAAAAGTGAAATGGGGGTTAGCAAAAGACGATGTGAGTCCCAAAGACATCTTTAGAATGACTAACGAAGGTCCCACAGCGCGCTCCATTATTGCCAAATACTGTATACAAGATTGTAACTTGGTTCATTATTTGTTTAATAAAGTAGATGTGGTAACCGATCTAGTGGAAATGGCTAAATTATGTAGTGTACCTATGAGCTTTCTTATCTTTCGCGGCCAAGGCATTAAACTAACAAGCTATGTGGCTAAAAAATGCCGCGAAATGGGCGTCCTAATGCCTTGTATTGACAAGGGATCCAAAGACGACGGTTATGAGGGCGCAATTGTATTGGATCCAAAATGCGGTCTGTATTTAGATGAGGCCGTTTGTGTGGGTGATTTTGCGTCGCTTTATCCTAGTTCCATCTTGTCGGAGAATCTGTGTCCAAGCAGCAAAGTATGGACCAAAACATACGATTTAGCGGGCAACTTGATTTCAGAAACGGGCATTAAAGACGCGGCTAGCGCAAACTATATATACGACAATTTACCCAATTATGAGTATGTTGATGTTCAATTTGACACGTTTAAATATGTGCGAAAAAGCGCCAAAGCGAAGGCCGAAAAGGTAAAGTCTGGATATAAAATATGCCGATTTGCGCAGCCACTCATTAATCAAGAAGGCAAAGAAGAAAAGGCCATTATGCCCTCCATTTTACAAGAGCTGCTAAAAGCACGCAAAGATACGCGGAAACTCATCCCTAAAACCGAAGATGAGTTTATGAAAAACATTTTGGACAAGCGCCAACTCGCCTACAAAGTAACAGCCAATTCGCTATATGGGCAACTCGGCGCCAAAACCAGCACATTTTATGAGCCCGATATCGCCGCATCCACCACCGCCACTGGCAGACTCCTTTTAACTTTTGCGAAACGCGTCGTAGAAGAATGTTACGCTGACACTGACATTGAGACCAAATACGGAGTCGTTAATACAAAAGCCGAATATGTGTATGGCGACACCGACTCTGTATTCTTCAAGTTCAATCTAACAGATAAGGCGACCGGTGAAAAAATAATTAACGAAAAGGCGCTAGAATTATCTATTGAGATCGCACAAGAGGCGTGTCACAATGTATCTAAAGTACTAAAACAACCGCACGATTTTGAATATGAGAAAACATTCATGCCATTTTGTCTCTTATCTAAAAAGCGATATGTATCTATTAAATACGAATTTGACCCTAATAAGGGCAAGCGCAATGAAATGGGTATAGTATTAAAGCGACGTGACAACGCACCTATAGTGAAAGATATTTATGGCGGCGTAATTGACATTTTGATGAAAGAAAAAAACATTCAAAAAGCAATTGAATTTGTTCATGACAATTTACAAAACTTGGTTAGCGGTAATGTCCCTATTGAGAAGCTAGTAATCACTAAATCGCTGCGATCTTTTTACAAAAATCCGCAGAGCATTGCGCACAAAGTGCTTGCCGACAGAATAGGCCAACGCGACCCCGGCAATAAACCGACATCCGGTGACCGCATACCCTTCGTCTATATTGTAAACCAATTGGCGGAAAAAAAGCAAAAAGTGCTTCAAGGCGAAAAAATAGAAACACCGACCTTTATTAAAGAAAATAAATTGCCAATTGACTACTCTTTCTATATTTCTAATCAAATTATGAAGCCACTTTTACAACTATTTGGCCTCGTTTTGGAAAATATTTGGTTGTCTCAAAAGCCACCTAGACGCGTGAAGGCAAATAATTTTAGGGAAGACATAAAAAAAATGAGGCAAGAAATTGAAGACGAGAAAAAATGCGAACAAAAAATCAATAAAATGAAGGACAAAGAGGTACAAGCACTCATATTTGATAAGTATTTGAGAGAATGTAACAATACTAAAGCGCGAAATCAAAGCGTAACCAACTTCTTTACAAAAATGTAAATCAATGAAATGCGGTAATACTATAAAATGTATAAAACCATACATTGTTTTATACATTTTATCATTTAAACTGCTACATTATTTTCCATAATACCA